CTCCCGGGCTGTCCTTGAAGGAGGATAATTATGCCATATAAAACACCAGAATTACGTCGTAAGAACTATCTGGAAAATAAAGAAAAGCAACTGAAGCAGTCTGCCGAATATGCCAAAGCTCACCCTGAGAGTCGCCGAGCAAGTTACACAAAATGGGCAACTGCTAATCCAGAATATAATAAAGCTCGTAGAAAGAAACACTATGACGAGAACAAAGAGCAGGCAAAAATTGTAAGGCAAGAATATCTCTCTAACCCTGAGAATGTAGCCAAGGTTAAAGCCAGTAGAAAGAAGTATTACGAAGAAAATAGAGAAAGAGAAATAGCTAAAGTACTTGAGTGGCAAAAGCAGAACCCTGAGTATAAAAAAGCTATTGATCAAAATAGAAGAACGCAAAAGACTAAAGCTGGCGGTAGTTTTACAGTTCAAGAATGGGTTGTTTTGTGCGAGAAATATGATTACCGTTGTGTGTGTTGTCACAAAAAGAGGAAGTTAACTATAGACCATATTGTACCGGTATCTAAAGGTGGTACAAGTAACATAGAAAATCTACAACCTTTATGTAGATCGTGCAATTCACGCAAAGGAACAAACACAGTAGATTATAGGTTCTGATAAGGAAAACTAAATGGCAGAGAATGAGAGCACAAACACCCTGACTACTAATGCGCCCAGCACAACTAGTCCCCTGCCATATGAGCAGCCTGAAAAACCTGAAGATTCTCCCCTTGGAGTTTACGCGCCATTCCCATATTCTTCAGAACCATTCGCAACACTTACTGAGGATGCTCAAGGTGCGTTGATGCAACTTGATATTGTTGCTACTAAAACAGACGTGGCAGCAAGGAGATTCGAAGTAGAATCTGACTGGGAAAATTTGCATTTTGACAGAGGTTTTCAACATCTGCTTCGTGGCCGTCAAGGTGGGTGGATTCTTCCCGGCCAAGCTTCAGGGTTTGGCCCAGCATCGCAACAGAACAATAACACAATATACGACACCAATGTCTACAGTTCTAAGGGGGACATAGTTTGTGCCGCGCTATCCCGAGAAGTACCCAAGGTAGAGTTCTTTCCCGCAGACCCCGATTATGGCCCAGATAACGTAGCAGCTGAGGAAGCTGAGAAGTTCAAAGAAATCTATGCACGCAATAATAATCTGCATGACTTACTCATGCAATGTGCTCGTATATTCTGGAATGAAGACCGAGTGCTTGCTTGGACTCGTTATGAATTAAACGCCCAACTGTACGGATTTGAGGACGATTCTCCTGAGGAAGCCCCAGTAGTCCCTGAGGATTTGCTCAATCCTCCCGATGATGCCCCCACAGGGCAAGAAGGGTTGGAAGCTGTTAATGAGCAGCTTGAGTCTCCTATAGAAGATGAAGGGGAAGAGCAGCTTGAGTATAAACCTGAGCCCGCAAAGAAACCTAGGGGACGCGAAGTAACCACAGTTTATGGAAAATTAGACCACAAGGTTCCCATCGCAGTTGACACTTTGAAGGAGATGCAGTTTGTTCAACTGTACCAAGATTTAGATGTTGCCATAGCTAAGGCTATGTTTCCTTGGATTGCTGACAAGATAAAACCGGGAAGCGATGGAAATAGTGAAGTTGAGCTTGATCGCATCGCCAGAGAGAATACTCGTCAAGCCGTACTCGGTGCGTATGTGACTGGTGATTCTCTGCAGCGCCACACAGTGGTTAAGTTTACGTGGTTTCGTCCATCCATGTTTATGGATGAGAAGGTAAATGACCTAGTTAGGGCAGAGTTACTTGAAGCATTTCCTAATGGTTGTCTTTTAGCCAAAGCTGGGGCAAACTATGCATTCTCTCGCAATGAGAGTATGGATGCCCACCTTGCAATCAGCCATGCACTTTCAGGAAAAGGACAGAATCGTCGTGCCCTAGGATCTTCTCTGATTTCTATTCAGAAGCGTATAAATGACTGGGTGGATCTGCAGGATGATTTCTTTAAGCGCACAGTGCCTAAGAAGTGGATGAATGCCGAAGCTTTCGACATAGAAGCCATTAAGAATCAGACTAATGTTCCCGGGAGTACTGGGCAATTTGAGCCGCAACCCGGGCTTACTACCATGGATCAGTACATCATGGTTGAGCCCACCCCGCAACCCCAAGCATCCCTAGCAGACTTCATCAAGTGGTTTATTACCACATTGTCTGAGGAAATTTCTGGGGCACTGCCAAGTTTGTTTGGTGCAGCCACAGGTGAAAACACCGTAGGAAATGCCGTCATCCAAAGAGACAGCGCTCTGCAGAGAATTGGGTGCCCTTGGAATAATATACAGATGTTGTTTGCTGAATGCTCCCGCCAAGCAGTAGGATGCGCTGCAGATTGCAGAGAAGGGAAAAAGATTTCCCAAAGTATTCCGGGTAAGGGTGTCGTTTCTGTAAACACAAGTAATTTAAGTGGAAACGTTTTGTGCTACCCAGAATCAGATCCAACTTTTCCAGAATCAAGCGCTGCGAGAGAAGCAAAATTGATGAGCATGGTTGACACTAGCACATCTAATCAAGCTCTTCAGCAATGGATTTTTTCACCATCCAATTTACCTGCATTGCAAGATGGGCTGCGTTTAAAGGCTTTTCACATACCCGGAGCATCCAGCGCAGCTAAGCAAAAGAATGAGTTTGAATTGTTGTTGAGAAGTGGGCCAATGCCAAACCCTGCTGTGCTGAAAATACAACAGGTACTTTCTCAAGCAGCCGAGGAAATGACCCCGAAGATTGCGGCAGGAATGCCAGCAGATCCTAAGGAGATTGCTATGGTGCAACAGTTACAGCAGCAAATGCAATCGTTGCCCCCTATGGTAAGTGTTGTGCCAGTTGCTCAAGATGAATCTGAACTTCATACAATTGAGGCCCAGATATGCCAAGAGTGGTTAGTATCAACCGAGGGGCAGAAACTACATTATGGAAGCCCACAACAAAAGGCTGGATGGGAGAGCGTGCACCTTCATTGGGCAGAACATTTAGCAATGGCAAAGAAAATTGCTCTGGCTAATGCTCCTCCTCAAACAAAGCCCCCAAGTGAGTCAATAAGTATTGACGTATCGAAAATGCCTCCGAATGTAGCTGTGGCTGCACTTGCTAAGGCCCAGATCCCTGCCACCGTTGCTGACTTTCAGCAACATGAGCAGAACCAGCTTCAAACTGCGATACAAAAGAAGGCTATACCCGAGGCCCTCAAGAGTGAACCAAAACCAAAGGTTCCTCCTCCGCAGGGAGGAGAAACACCGAGGCAATTAAGACGTTAAAGACATCTCGGAACTTATAATCCCGAGTAGAGTTGGGAGCAGCCACGAACTGCTCCTAACTCAACCTTTCGTGGAGGAAGTATGAAACAATTTTATACGTACCTGTATTTAAGAGAAGATGGTACTCCGTATTACGTCGGCAAAGGTTTTGGTCGGAGGAAAACGTGGCCCTAGAAAAAGAAAAGAAATTAGCACATGTAGTGCAGAGACATGGCCAGACTACCCTCAATGCCAAGAAAGCATACCGAGGACGCCTCGATCCACATTTGGACGACAAAGGTAAGAAACAAGCTCAGGATGCGGCAGATAATCTTAAGAACGAAGGAATCAAAGTGGAAAGGGTTGTCAGTTCCCCATTGCTTAGGGCGCTTGAGACAGCTGATACGATTGCCGAGGCGTACGACCTACCTGTGACGCAGGACAGAGGAATCCTTAGCTTTGACGTGGGTTTTCTGGGAGGAAAAAACAAAGAAGACTTTGGTGAAATACTCACGTACTTCATCGAACACTCAGGCTCAGTTATCCCTGATGGAGAGTCACTTGAAGACCTAGAACAGAGAACCTTTGAATTCTTTGAAAAGGAGCTTCGTAGCGACAAGTTGACATGTTTCGTGACTCACAACTCTAATATTGTCTGTCTGCAGAATCAAATAGAAGGCAATAAGTCAGGGATTCCTGAGAGCGATGAAGTTTCTGTAAAGCCGGGCGGGACAATGGGAATTTACGTAGACTCAGATGGAAAGTACTCAGTAGAAGTTCTTTTCGGGAAGGAAGAAGAAGCTGCATTCGGTAGCTAGACTCAGGAGGACTTATAATGACTCAGGTAAGAGAAGCAAGGTTACTCCAAGCATCAGCTACGCTTTATGCTAAGACACATATTGTGTCCGATGCAGTACGGGTGGCTTTGGAATTGGAAGAAGAAATACAAATCAGACTCAAGGAAAGTAAGGAGACTCAAGATGGGTGCAGAGAGCGTACTTGATTTCGCAGGTTTGGACAGCCAAGCCGCAGCGGCAGAAACACCAGTAGTTGACTCAGGAGTAGTAGAGACACCTTCAGTAGAAACGGAGGTTTCAACAGAAGTTGAAACCCCAGCTAAAGTTGAAATTGGTAAAGAAACCAAGACTCAGTACAATAGCGATGGAACCCCCAAGGTTGCCGCAGACAAAGACGCTAAAACTGAGGATCTTCCCGGCACAGAAAAGACACCCAAGGAGATCAGAGCGTCACTGAAGGCGCTACGAGACCTAGACCCAAGCCACGCAGGCGCAGTGAAACAGTTGCATGGTGCATATGAAAGGTACGAAGCTGCTAAGGCCATTTTCCCCGGCGGGGTTAAGGACATGCAGGCCGCAAAGGAGTTCAGCGACCTAGTTGGTGGAGCAGCGGGGTATGAGACCCTCAACAACATCAAAGCTGCAGCGGAAGCTTCGGACGCTAAGTTGTATGACCCCGCACAGAGTGCATCCCTAATTGAGGATGTGGTTGCGGATTTGAAGGCGCAAAACAAACTGACTAACCTCGGCCCGCTATCTGCTGCCCTTCTTGACGCGGCAAAAGCCAACGATACCAAGGGATTCGATGCTGTTATTGTTCCTCACCTAGTGAGCGAGCTTGAAGCCGCAAACTTACCCGGTTGTATTGAGGGTTTGGTGCGAGCGCTGTCAGATCCCGACCCGGCCAAGGCTGTTGCTGCTGCCAAGGAGTTGATCATAGGCAAGAACGGCATGAAGCAGTGGTACGACGGAATCTCTGCGGAGAACAAGAAGGTTAAGGAAGCTGTGGTATCCCCAGAGCGTCAGAAGCTGGACGCAGATCGTGCAGCGTTCTTGAAAGAGCAGACCGAGTTCAAGACCAACCAGACCACGGAATTCAAAAACAACGTGGCCAAGGTTTGCGAAAAGTCCAACAACACTTTGCTGGGCAAAGAGCTGGGGCCGTTCTTGAAGATGGCGTATTTCCAAGGTTACGGAAAAGAGAACCTGATTCCCTTGGGTGCCACGATCAAAGAAAATCTGTATGCAGCCCTGAAGGCCGACAGTGCTTATCAACTGCAGATGAAAGCCATGTGGGGTGAAAAATCTCCTGATCGAGCCAAGATCGAGGAATACCACAAGGCCCGAGTGGAATCCATTGCCAAGGACATCGTGCGCGATACCGTGCAGAAGATGTACCCCGGATACGCCAAGGGTGGAGCCGCAGCGGGCAGGGTAGCCGCAGCTACGGCTAAGAAAGAAGCAACAGCTAAAGTTGAAGAAAAAGCTGTAGCCTCAGGAAAGCCTATTTATGTTGCTCAGAAACCCGGTAGAGACGCTCTTGATATGGATCACAAAGACAAGAATGGAACTCCCGATAGTATAATTGAGATGATCGCTGGTAGAGGGTTTCTCAAAGGTAGTGGGAAATGGGTAACGTGGAGACGTTGAAGTAATCTCAAGGCTTAGCGGCCTTGGGCTAGGGAAGGAGGGGCCGCGATCCCCTCCTGACCGACCTATCGCGGAGGAAAGCATGAACACAACGAGAGAAAAGAACTATAAAGACAACAGAAAACGTTACACAGATTTAAGAAAATCTGGAATCTGCGTAAGTGCCTTGGGCGAGCGAGGGCTCTATCGTAGACACCACAGACATGCACAGCATTATCGAAGGCATGCAAAGGGTACTGTCACACCAATGGTACCACACGCTTCTGAATAGGCTCGGACTTAAGAGCTACGACAAGAAGAGCGTGAAAGTTTGGAAAGAGTTTATGAAAGCTTAACCACCTTGACGGGTGGAAAGGGGTTCTGGCTATCCTAAGGGAAACCTTGAAATGCCTTCAAACATCCTAGGAGAATAACATGGCAG